CTATAATCCGATAGTGTTTAAAGACTCCCTTACGGGATGTCTTATATGCACTATAGTGGACTATTAGGTGATGTGCTAGAGTGCACAGGGCCCAGGATGCGTAAGCACCCATGGGTTGTCCTGTACCATAACTAACATAACGATCTTCCCAGCCGAGCTTGAATGTCCGCTTCGCGAGAAGCGTCCACCAAGACTCAGCCAGGGTCTGATCTTTAACCATGTGTTTCAGTAGATGATACTGAATCACAGAGGGGAAAAGGTCTGTAAAGGCCGTCATGTCTGAAGTTACAATGTCTAATTTCTTAGATGTTGCATCTTTAGCGTAGTTTCCTACGCAGTTATGACTATAGGTTCCGTCAGACGGAAGACGCCTTAGCACGTGCATTAATGCATCGTGTAAAGGTTTTAGCGCTCGTTGGCTGTAGTAGTCAACTACAGCTATCGTGCGTGTCTTCCCCGCCTTGTCGCTGATCTGCGACAGTTTGGAGTGGATACTACTTGTAGTGTCGACCCTACTTTCGTAATCATCGTCTGGGAATCTGGTGTCCCCTAGAGCAAGCGATACCTGCCGTAAGGCAGTGTATAGCTCGGTATCTAGCCGTATTGCGCCTAAATCGGTATCACTACATGCTAAGGCTGGGCCGTTAGGTCCATTCTTAACTGTGTAATGATAATACAAACCCTTATACTCAAGTTTTGGCAACTTTTGTATAAACATAGGGATGTATTTGACGATATCCGCTACCACCGCTTCATCATACTGAGGCAATCTTTCGATTGTTTCGGTAAGATGATTTGGAGGTAAGAGGAAAAGCTCCACAGACCTAAAGATCGATAGAGTGATCTTTACGACTATGGGATTTTCGCTGCGAAGATAAGTTTTGAACTGACTTATTTCGCGTGGAAAACCGTCTTTATCCGATTTACGGAATGTGATGGGCTGTATCGGTTGATATATGGCATACCGCTCAGCTATGCTGAGTAGTTGTTTCATATGCTCAACCATGAACTTACGTCCATGATGCTTAGTTTCGTGAGAAACTAAGTTACGATACAGTTTGCACAGGTGGTCTAAATGATTACCACTGAGCTCTATGCTTAACGCATTGAGGATTCGGTGATACTTGTTTAGTAACATAATATTCCTCCTGATATATAAATCTTTAGGATTACTACTGCTCTTGCTCACTCTATTGAGTAAGTTGCCATACTGGGACTGAATCTCGGAAGGAACGCGACCACCGGCGCCCCAACTGAGC